CCTCGTAAAGCTTCATATAATCAGAGAATCTTGACAATATAGTAGATACTATGTCTTGATTCTGATCAATCAATTGTGTTCGTTCCTTCTTGTCCGCTACATATGATGGGTACATACGCATAGACTTCTCGCTATCATCTCCCTTCTTTCTGCCGTGCAAAAGTCCAAAGTTAAAATACTTTATTAACTGGAAATCGGGTAAACCGTGTTTCCAGCTAACTCTGAACATTTGCGAATTTATTTGGAAAAATTCTTCCGAAACAAAATTCTTTCCGACAGAGAGCTCAAATCCGAACTCTTTTATAACATCCTTCCAGATCGGATAGTGTTCGTCATCTGTTCTAAACAGAATGTCGTCACCGTTCACTCGAACAGGGATGTTTTTCTCAAGGGTATGAAATGATAGTTGTCTTTGAAACCTTCTTTCCCAGCTTATCTGATATGCACAGTAGTTGGCGATACATAGGATGGGGAATGACAGAATATGGCCCATTAACTGGCCATTTGTTTGCATTCTACCCTGCCCGTCTTCGTCAACACACTTAGGGTCATACAATCGAAATGGACTAAATTTGTCCATGGACGGCATTACTTTGGAAGTATAATGAATCTTCGCATTAGTTAATGACTTAAGTCCTCGATGTTGTAACCAGTGTGGAACTTTTCCAACTGTGCAGATAGCGTTATAGATGGTTTCTGTGACCTCAACATTCAGCAAGTCGGTCGCTGAACTATAATCGCCTGAGACGAACTTATTCAAATTTTGTTCGTTTAATAACTCAGAGTCAACCAAGGGCTGCAAAAGCTCCTTAAGTTTCTCTCTATTAGAGTCACCGGTGATACAAAAGGTTTTGAACTTATTCAGATGAGATAATATCTGCTTCTGTAAAGCTCGCATCCCTAAATGTGTCCACCAAGTAGGTCGTGTTATAGTTCTGACTTTCAAAGGTTCAAGAACTCCATATGGGAGAACAGCTGGAACATAATCAAAAGTAGATCTTATAATCTGCCTTTCGATAGTTTTCAGTTCAATTCCATCAGGGCCATAGCCCCGGAGTTCTTTAACTTTATAACAGTCATTAGCGTACCCAACGAATGTTGAGCAGAAGTCTCGGTCCAACACCCA